TATAATCCGAAAAACATTTTGTACAATAAAGTAAATCAAATTGTACATAAAAAACAAGCGGCTACATTAATTAGTAGCTCGCTTGTGGATCATTATATCGGTATAGGACGAATTGTAATTGATAGAATTTGAAGTAGTTGTCATCACTGCACCACTGAACGGATTTCCTGCATAAGTTCGCGTTTCTATCCACTCACACAACTCAACGATTTGAGACTTATTGGAAGTGAAGTAGAAGTAATTCGAACCGTTCAATACGTCTAAAACGTCCAAATAATCACGAAGCTTCCAATACGAATCACTATTGTACGTTTTAGTGTCGGTCGATAGATAGGGTGGATCAACTAAAAAAACTACACCCTCAAGCTCTTTAAAGTCGTTAAAAACACACCTATAATCGCCCTGAATTCGCTCAACACCTGATAAGTATCCGTCAGCATTATAGTCTGCTTTTCTCATCACGTTGTAAAAGGTTTGACACTCCAGCTGCTCAAAATTCATCATGTACTTGCCAGAAAACAATATATTCGCTGAAAGCGTTACATAATCCACCCACGGTTCTGATGCAATTATATCTAACATCTGTTGCCTGATGGATTCCTTGACCTTCTTATCCCTTGGCTCATTTTCAAGCAATGGACGCAATTTTGACAATAATGCATTCGTCTCCGGAATACGTTTTAAACGAGTTTTAAAATCATCAAAATCATTCCAAACAACCCGCGCGGACGGGTACAATTGCTTGACTGTATGGCTTAATAAGCCAGAGCCACCAAACAAATCCACGAAAACAGCATCTTCCGGGTACCCTTTTAATGCTTCAATAAACTTCTTTAAAAATCGCCGTTTTTGACCCTGAAACGGCAAAGGTGATTGATTATACTTTTTCATTTTATATATTTGTTAAAACTTATTTATTATGAATACTTTTCTTAAAGTGTTTTCTGAAGATGGAAACACAATCTTACATTATTTAAATGCCGAACATTTTGTTAGCAATTTGATGTCACCAGCTGTATTTACCACAGGAGAGTCTTTTCATATTTCAGAAATTACTTACATTGCGACTAATGTGGTTGTTCTTTACAAGAATGGTGAAGTACATATATGTGTTTATGCTAAAGCTTTAAAAGAGTAGCTAAACATTCAAATTAAACTTCGTTCTATTCCCATTGAGCAACTCTTTGGTCGCTTCTATATTATTCTTGTAAATATGCACATTGCCCAAAAACAATGTGATTGAGCGCAATGGCACATCTATTTGTCTACTGATTAAATACAAATGGTAGATGTCCGCAGGAAGTCCTAAACTTGCATCTGAGCTACGCTGATAAGCAGAGATGACAAGCTTACCTCTATCTATCTGAAATTGAATGAGCGAAAGGCACGGCTGTTGATTGCTCTCGACATCTGTACGACCGAGAAATAATACATAATTCTTTGAATTGCGCTTCTCTTTGTTGATTTTCTTAATTAAGTCCGGGAGTTGCTCAAAATATGTCGGGTAGGAATTAACCAGAATAGAACCGCAGTAATCCCACCAATCAATTCCATTTTCTTTATAAGTCTCCACCAATCGTTCACCTTTCTGAAACAGCTCCAACTCGGTTTTTAGCTTATTCCGAGCCACACCATGCGTTTCAAAGATTTCTAACAAATCAGCTGGCTTCAGCCGCAACACTTCATCTGTCAAATAAACAATACTTCCCTTCTTGTTTACCTGAGTTTTTCCTTTGTTTAGGATTTTACCTAAAATCTCGTGATACTTATTCTTCATTTTCATTATATTTGCACCTCTCACGGTATTAAATACAAAACCCACAATCAGAAGACTTATGTCCTCCAACTGTGGGCTTTGTGCTTAATTAAAAATACCGTGAGAAGTTTTTTAATTTGTTGGAGGACTTTTTAACCGCTCCAACTCGGTTTTAATTACTTTTTAAATCGATTTTAAACGCCTTTTAAATGTCTTTTAAAGTTTTACCCGTCGGCGGAACATACCGAACCGCCAAGCGAGCAAAACAAACAAAATGACAAACAAAATGACAAATGCTATTGTTATATATCCACCAACTTGTAAACCGGTAGATTCTTTCTCAACATCTTTCGATTTCTCAAAAGATTTTAATCGTTTTTCTAAATTGGAATAAGCCGTCCAAAGCGAATCAAACTTCGATTGATATTCAAACTCAAACTGCTCGTGTTCCTGGACTACCTCCTCCGATGCCTTGACTTTTCCTTTGCCTTCTGCTCCAGCTTCCCATCCATGCTCGGTTTTGTTCATATAGAATCGAAAACCGTCTGAAACATCACCGTCATAATCGATTGACCAGTTTGACAAGAATCTACTGAAGTCAAATGAAGTGATCCCAGAAGCTTCTGTTTCGCTCGATACCTGCGAACTATCGAACGTAGTCGACACATCCTCGACCTCGCTCTTTCTGCTCTCAACCGATTTCTTCTTTGTCGCACAGCCGACCAATAACATGGCCGTTAATATGATTACTTTCCAATCCATTTCTTCGCTTCTTTTTCTAAACTAATGTTATAAGGCTCGCGCTTCAATCGTCGCGCCAACGCCTGATAGCCTGACCCATTATACTTCACGGCGATCATGTGCCAATTACGAGTTCTAACGGCGCTTAAAAGCGTGGAATCGGTAAGGATGAAACGAACCAATGCACACAACTGCTGGTATTCGCCACGCTTGAAATCATCCCACATAGCGCCAACATTGGCGTAACCAAGGCGCTTCCAGTGAAAACCCATAATTTGTGGCAAACCGATGCTTGTTGCCTGCATTGCTGCATCTGGATTGATTGCAAAAGCATCATTGAATGCCAGCCATTCCCGGGATTGCACATCTACTTTGTTTTGTGACCACACACCAGGGCGTGCACCAGGAGCTAATTTTCTAAACCAACTCGGCTCAAATTGGATTAAAAGCTTCCCTGTTTTCTTGTCAAATCCATAGCCTGGAGTTTCCACTTTCACGATGGCCATAAGGACGTCAAAGGGCAAGTTATTGACCTTTGCTAATTCGCGGATTGTATTGATGTTTTCTGTTTTCATCACCAAATAACAAGTTTTGCACCCTCAGGTATTGTTAAGTTAATATCAACAGCAAGTCTCAATTGCCATTGAGCACCACCAATTGGTGGTCTTCTTAATTCTGTTGTGCTTAACACGTGTCTGCCGTATGTATCTTTTAGACTAAATTTTCTATATGCCTGTCCAGGTCCTATTTCCTCCCATACTATATCCCAATGTGTACCTTGCATGAATGCTTGGCCGTTATCCCATGCTAATACTGGCAGAGCACCTGGTGTGAGTTCTATTGTTCTAATTACATTAGGTGTAAGGTCTATTTGATACGCTGTGATATCAAAGACCTTCTTCCATCCCAAATAATTAACAGCTTCACCTTCTAAGTCTCTAACACCAACAACTTTTGTGGATTTTTCTAAATGCACAACCTCTAAACTTGTAGGAGGAGTCTTTAAATTTTTAAAGTCTAACTCAAACACTCGGAAAATCCCCCCAGAATCGCCAACGTCATACAGAGAGAACATTGTTCCTTTATTATGCTTTTGTATAAATATTTTATTAGGAACATTAGGGTAACCTCCAGTTTGTCCGTCATTATACCCATCTACTCCAATAGCTACATCGAATATCTTCCTGCCCGCTATATTTTGTGTAGATGTTAGATCTACATATCCTTCAACTTTTAAAGGAACCGCGTCACGTGTTGGGGTATTAGCAATCGCATACACTTCCATTCCAGTGGCTGTGCGAATGAAATAGATTCCATTAACATCCCTATCCTGCGCTGCAGGTAATGCCGTCAATGCGTATGGTGTGAATTTATCTGCCATAGTTTACCATTCTTTTCCGTTAACACCTCCCCATTCAACAGCTTCTGCAATCTTATCATCTACATATTTCTTTGAAGTGGCTTGCCTATCAGCAGTAGGCATTGCGGTAGGCAATTGTGGGTAAGTTGAAAATGTTTTTGTTCCACCTACTGTTTGATTCCCTGATGTTTTTACTACCGTAGAATCATCTGCTGCACCAATGTTTGTTCTTGCATTTGACTTTTGAGCATTCGTTAATCCTTGAGTGTTGTTGTCATATCTAACATACTTACCATCTGAAGCTTGCTCTTGTTCACTTTCAAAGTCATCTAACTTCTTTTGTAGTTTTTTAGGAGTTACAAAGTCTAAGTCATCAGTTCCTGCATCCACTTTGGCTTGTGTTGCTATTTTTGCAAAACCAGGTACAGTTTCAGTTGCTTGGTCAAGGTCAGATTCTAAGATGTAGAACTTATCCCCAACAGCTGCGTGTGTACCTCCACTGTTTGTTTCCTTACAGCGTATTTCTGCACCCACCCGCACTTCAATTCCTGAAGCACCTCCAATTTTACCAGCTACGGTAACTACATAACCTTCTCCTTTCTCTGTCGGAGGGTAGTTTGGATTAGTTGAACAATCTATGTCGGTTGGTGTTTTCATGCCATCTGTAACAGCACTTGTAAGGTTGTTGATTTGTGTTTGCAAATTAGAGTCTGCATCATCAACATACTTCTTAGAAGTAGCGTGTGTGTTTGCTGTAGGTACTAAAGGAATTGGAACGTTAGAACTAAATGTCTTAGTTCCACCTACGGTTTGGTTACCTGTCAATTTAACTACTTCATCATCCAACGCAAAGTTTGGAATGCCTGTAATTTCAGACCAATCGATATCGACTCCTGTCCTCCTATATCTACTATCTAAATTAATCTCTGTAACTTGTGTTGCAGTACCTGACCCTGTTGCTAATATCTTTAATTTGCCATCTGTAAAGTCTAAATCGATTTTAACTTCTCCAATTAGATTATTTACAGAATCAACAGAATCTACTGTTCCTAAGCTTACCCAGTCAGAGTTGTCTGCCTTTCTAATGTATATCTTAAACGAAGTATCTGCATCGCCCTTGATGAAGTAAAGACCATTAACGTCTATACCTGTCGTAGGTAATGCTTTCAATCCATAAGGTGTAAATTTTGCCATTTTTTATATATTTATTTTATTACCATTCTTTTCCGTTTTCTCCGCCCCAAAAGGTTGAAGATGACTCTTCTTCAATTGGATAAATCAATCCAGGTTCTATCAACGTTCCTGAACTCGCTACAGATGTAAGTAGCTTTAAGTTATACACAAATGCTGTTTTATTAAGCACTTTATAAACACCAGCGTTTTCTATATATACTTTTGAATTCACTCGAACCCAATCTATCATTGGGTCCAACACAACATCCACCACACCATTTAAGTCTGGCTGGATAAATGAAGAACCTGTATTCGACTGAATCCTTGTTAACCCCATTTCTCAAATTCAAATATTAATTTGTCTTTTGAACTAATTACACGATTAATCACAGCTCCATTTCCACTTTGACCAGCATCAACTTCAATGTAATCTGCATTATTTCCTTTCGATAAAAGGATTCCATTTAGGTACACTTTAAGTGTTCCTGTGCGATATGAATCTTCAATAGTGAATGTTTTATTTATACCATCACGAAGCCCACTAATTTCAGAATCATATCTAATTTGTAAGGATGCAGGCATAGCTGAAACTCCTGTGTCTCGATCGCCTATAAACCAGTTTCCGTTTTCTCCGATTGTTGGGCTTAAACCATCCTTTCCGTCTTCCCCATCTTTTCCATCCTCACCTGGTACGCCTACATTTCCTGCTGGATTAACCCAAGGCTCTTTGGTTGTTCCTGTGTAAATCCAAAAACTTATTATTTCTCCTTGCGGTGTTCCGTCTATAGTTTGCAAATAATAATCACCAATTTCAGCGTCTATAGTTGCTAAATTTGGATCATCAGAAGCGCCATAATGCAACTTAACAGCTGAATTATAGATTCCTAAATTAAGCCACCCGATAGCATCAACCCCTGTAAATATGTAAAGTGCTATATCTACAGTTTCAGTATCATCTTTTAAAACGTAAAATTGACCTATTTCTCCAGCGATTTCAGCTTGATTTGGATCTTCGATTCCAGTTAAAATTTCTTTCGAGCTATCTATATTACCTAATAAATCACGCCATTTTTGAGCGTCGTCTTCTGAAATATTCGACGCATCTCTCATCGCACGTGAATTCAAATCACTTGCAATATCATTGAAGTAATTTTCCAAACCGTCGATTGAAGAGCTTGGTATCTTTTCCTCTTTATGCCAAAATGAATCCATCCAGTTCCAGAATTGCTCTTGCACTGGCTTTAGTCCGTTTCTGAACCAATTTTTTAACTGTGATTTACTTACTATTGCCATTTTTATAGACCTTTAAATTGAATAAATGCCAGCGTGTAAAAAGGCGGTCGGTTCTCGTGTGCTTGACCTCCTCCAGATGTTTTTACAATATGGCTGTGTTGCCCTCCAGATTGTGTCATTCTGTTTCTATACAGAATTCTATTGTTGTCCGAATCAGTTCTTTCGCTACCTATATAGTTTCCAGCAAGTATTTCCAATACAGTTCCAGGTACACGTGTGCCATCTATCGCGCTATTGTTCTCTATGTAATAAGAGTCTGCGTAAGCATGCGCGTGCCCACCTGCCAATTCAGTTGTATGTCCGTGCGAAGGCATTTGCGCTTCTGTTAGTGTAACATCTTTTGCGCCGCCAACCTTTCCGACTGCATTGTAATCCGCTTCGGAAGAATTGTAGCCGACCACGAATCTTGACCTTAAATCAGGCGTGCCGTTAGTACCGTCGCAAAGCGCCCAACCTGCTGGTATTTCATTTATTGCTCCAGCCCACATGATTATTGCACCCACGGGCGTGAGTTTTGAATTCATAGAATCTATAGTAGAAGTTAATTCTATTAAAGACTTTACTCGTTTAAAACTCGACCATGGAATGCCTGGATTTCCAAACACCATTTTTCTGGTTTCGTAAACTGCTTTACTCGCACCGTCTTCGAATTCTCGCTCCTCCGTCACACTTACCACCCTAACCAATGAAGCTAACGCTCCACCTTCAAACGGCAGTACTTCGTTATTATAAACCACGAATCCAGGGCTGACGTTTCCGCCACTCTCGATACAACCGGATAGAATGACATTCTCGCCAGCCATTGCACCGAGTTGGTTGAATATATTCCAGGATTCCTGCATGAAGGTCAGCGTATCTGACTCCAGTGGAAATCCTCCAGTTTGTTGTACGTGTATCTTATTCATAGCTATAGCTCGTTATATTCAAAAAATGCGTTATTAATTATTATATATCTCGTTCCAAAAAGCTTGTAAAAGTCAACCAAGGCTTCTATATCATGCCTATCTGCACCTGCACCGTTCATGTTCACCTTAAAGTCAATGTTCGATTCGTAAGCCGATGAATCGTATAAGTCAAGCCTACCCAAATGTTTTGGTTTGTTTTCAGCGAAGGTGTAGATGTAGTTGTATTCTGCGATAAAATCTTCTTCGATTCGAATTCGTCGCTCGGACGGATCAAATTCATCGTTCAAAGCCTTTTCTAAATAGCAAATTTGATAGTTGTGATTGACGCGATAAATGTTTCGTTTTCGATTTTGGACAAATGAATAATGCAAACCAACGAGTGGCCGAATCAAGGATTGCAAGAAGCCAATGGACGCCTTGCGCCTCCATAAAATTGGAAGCATCAAAATCATCAACTTATTAAAGTCAACGTGATACCATTGCGCGTTTTGACTTGCTAATTCCTCCGCCATTATACTAAGTAATTTATTCCATTATAATCTTCGATCTTGAAGTAACCACTCTCTGGCACTTTTCGAACATCTACTACCTGCCAATCTCCATAATTTCCCAATCCTGGATCAATCCAAGAAGTCAAAACACTATCGATTTGAACCAAGTTCACACCTTCTGTTTGCTCTAATTTGTTAGATAAATCTTGCAAACGCAATTCACCATTGAACGGCAATTCCTTCATGAATTCCTTTAGTGCATCCTCAACGGGTTTAGTTCCGTCAACGCGATGCACTCCATTCGAAGTTAGAATGAGCGGATCTCGATAAATTCGAATGTTTAGCTGCAATAAGTCTGGTAAATAGTTGATCAAAGTATAAGGCACACCCGCCGCTTTGATTTGCATCAGCCATTCGCTCACCGCTTCGATTTCGTCCGGTGTCAATGGCTGAAGTTCTTCGTTGATTTCGGTCGCAACCTTACAAATCACTCTCTTTTCGTTCGAGCTTTCCGTAACTGCTGCGTATTTGATTATTTTCGATTGAAGGATTTCGTCCTCCGTCTTTCCTGCATTGTTCCACTTATCCGTTCCAGGTATCAAATTGAATCCATATTGAAAATTCAATAATTGCTCCCTGACCCAGATTCCATTGTGAAGCTTTTTACTCGCGATCAGTTCATCCAGCTCGCGTTTGTGAACGCCAAATATCTGTTCCAATATATAATGTGAGAAAGCGATGATTTCGAACAATACATTCTCGTAACTTACGAGTGAAAATTGAGATTCAAAGCTTTGATTTGGATCAAATCCATATCTCTGTTGCATCTCTTCATTCGCCATGAATGCATCGACTATTTCCCTTTTTATTTCTGCCCTTGTTCTCATGATACAATGAATTCGTTTTTAAGTTCCCAATACGAGATTCCTTCCAATTTCGGTTTACTCGCTTCGATTCCCGTCCAAGCCGTTGCAGGTACTTTGTTTTTCGGAGTGAAGAAATTCACCACCTTTTGACTGCGAATATTCGTTGGCTGAACATCGTCACCAACTTTCAAATCAGCTGTTATACTTCTTGAATTCAACACTGCCATGTCGATGGCTGTGTCGATGCTCCCTGTCGTTTGCAGGATCATGTCTAAAAAACTCTGTCCTTGCCTAACTTTCATAACTCGCAACTATATCTATGTTTTCTGCGTCGTATAATTCCAATCTCTTAATCACCAAGCCGTCTTGAGTGAACACCTCTCGCACTCTGTGCCTTGCTTCTAACAAGTTTTCATTCAGCAATTCGGCTTTCAATCCCACGCCAAGCGTTGGTTCTGACTTCAATTCACCTGGATACATTGCCAACAGCGTTGCTTGGTTCTGATAAAGTGTGTGATCTATCACAACACCCGAATCTATCATTCCATCATCGTTGTATTGCGGTTCAATCTTCAAATCCCACAATTCCGCCGCATCGGCTGAATCAACGAGCTGTATGCCTGTATCTTTTCTTTTCATGTCAAATTTCCTCCAAATGTTCCTGTAACTGGCCCCGCAGAAGTCGTCAAACCCGATACGTAATTGATCTGTGCTTCTTTGATTTCGTCTATCAATGCAACTGCAAGTCTATCGGAAAATTCATCAATCGAATCCACTTCACGCTCCATCATGTCGTTCATTATTTCGACTATATTTCCTTTTAATCTATTTTTATCTAAAGCCATTTAAATCTGTTTTAAAATCGTTTTAAAAGCCGTTTCAAAATTCTCAATTGCCAAAATCGAGTCCGGTAATGGTGTACCACTTGGACCAACTGGCGTGTGCACCTTCAAATTCTTCAAAATCGATTGAAGCTGATCAAATAGTTCATAAATTCCAGTACTCGAATTCTTCGCTCCGATTTTCGAAGATTTCAAATCGATTTCCATTTCGAAATCTCCGTTTTTAGCAATTACTTTATCGATCTGATCGCATTTGATCACTGCTAAATTGTCAATCGATCCATCCGTTGAGATCATCATTACATTTGTTCCAATCGTTGGAATTAAAAGCAAGGTTTGAGCATCGTTCGCTGTCGCCTTCAATTTGACATCGCTCAATTCGATATCGTCAACCTTCACCGTGCAAGTGTCGGTTTGAGTAGATACCACGGTTCCGGACAAAATCACTCTTTCATCCATCCTGACTGTTTCCAGCAATCGCCTTTTCAATTCCGCCACTCTATCCATTACGCACTGAGTTTAATTCCTAATTGCACATTTCTAACGATTCCACCCTCGCTCAGCGTTGTTTTCACTGAATCGACATAATATCTACCGTCTTTATATTCATAATCTGAATCGTATATTCCTGCGGTGAATGAAGGTTCTACGTATGGAATCAACCAAGCATCAAAACTGCCTTCATAGCCGTCCGTCATTCGATTCTTATATTCGGTTTCAGCGATTACTTTAATCGTTTCGGGCGTCATTCGTCCAACCCTTTTTGTGATTTTCTCACCGCCCGGTTGACCTGCGGTGTAACTCGTTATTGTGCCGTCCAATGCGACGTTTTCGATGACCACTTCAACACGTTTGTCTTGAGCAGTTTTGTACTCTAAACCGAAATTCTCGATGTTGATTTGTGGCGAATAATCCACATCACCGCCTTTGCGTGTATATGCTGGATGAATGTGGAGCGTGTTGTTTTCGAAATAAATATCCGCTCCCGTTTCTTCTTGAAGTTTTTTCAAAACATCAAACGCAGTTGCGTGATGAATCGTGAACTTCTCGTAATCAATTGTATAATCGCTGATAAGATTGATTGTTGGATCAACATTTTGAATCAAATAATTAGCGATTTGAGCGATTGAAGCTGGTTTCATTTGGATATTCGGAACTGAAACCCGGAACAAAAACAATGAATCCTCGCATTCGATTTTGATGGACCCGTCGTTGGTGATTATTTCTTTGATGTAGCCTTTGAATTCCGTTCTGAATTGATGACCACGATACCCGAGTTTGATTTCAATCTCATCTCCACGGCCAATGATTTGACCTAAATTCAAAACTTGATTGAAGTTGGCTTCAGGCAATACGATAGTAGCTGTATTGGCTAAGTTTTTCACTGACTTGTCAATGATACACTCAGACAACAAACCGAGATTCCATGTTTCATCTTCGGTCCTTACAATCACCTCCCAAATGACTTCAAAATTCATCTTATCTAAATTCTGTTGCGTTTACATCCGTGTTATTTCTCTTATAAATCAAATCCCAATCGAAATCCGAAATTGCTTTTATTTCGTAGGCTTGCACATTTTCGCCTTTTGTAAATGGGAAACTCATTTCTTCAATCACTATATAATTGATACCCAAAAGCTGAAGCGGTTCACATTTTACTTGCAAGCGCTCAGCGGTCAACATATAATCGCGTAGTCTCTCCATGTCCTCGCGTGGATAAGTCTCCACGTACGAGCCTTTCAACCTTTCGCCGAATAAAGCTCCCGTTATGGTGATGTCGATGTCGTCCGTACCCATTCGCTCTTTTATCGATCCGATCAGTTTACTTCCCGATTTCGATACATATCTTTTAGCAATGATGTTTCGAATGCCGATGTTGATCATCGGTTCCCACGGTAGCAAGTAAAATTGCTCTTCAGTTTCTCGTTTGAAACTGAATGGAAAAAACTGTTCTTCTTCGCTCAATTTGCGATCATTCTTCCAAGCTTCAACGGCTTCGAATCCGTCAACCTCGTTTATATGCACCTCGTTTTGAAGTGGCAAAAATGGTATTGGAGGCAATACGTGCTTGTTCAATTCGTTTTGAACTGCTGCGAATCGCGGTAAAGACTTTACCACCTTACTGCCTACCAAACTGGCTAACAATGCATTTTCGTCTGTTAATCTCATCCTCCTGCTGTTGTTGCTGAACCTATTACACGAAGCATAGCATCTAACACCTGATCTTCCATTTCGGAAGTCGTTTCTTTAAAAGTCTTGCCATGAATCGTAAGATGGCCAATCAAATCGTTAAGGTTTATCGTTATATAATTATGTCGAGTTCCTCCAGTTGCGATGGCTGAATTGGTTTTCTTTGCATCTTTCGAATTTTTACCCAATTCTGGAAATGCCATATTCGCCGCTGCTCCAGGAATACCACCCGGTGGTACGATTCCGCCCAAATCGAACGATTCCCATGAGAGAGCTCCACCTGCTTTCTTCAAAGATTCCAAACCTTCTTTGGTCAATTTACCAGCCTTCACGTAGCCGTCAATGATGCTTTTTTGACGATCTTCAATCGATCTATTGAGGTCAGCAATCATTTGATTGTTCGCGCTTTTATCGCCGATTCCAATGAAGTTTTTGAACTTAACCCAGGCGATTCGAAGCTTGTCAATGTTTATCATAAAGCCTTGAATTAAAGTGTTAAATTGAGCTTTTCCAGCCTGAACAAATGCTGCCAAAATGGACTTAGCACCGTCCATGACGTGATTCCAGGCATCGCCCCAACCTTTTACCGAAGTAGCCAACCAAAGAATTACACCAATCAACGCGACTATCGCCGCAATGATCCAAGTGCCAGGAAACGCCCAAACTGCCAAGTTTGCCACCCATTGAGCGGCCGCTAATGCTAACAATGCAACGGAAACCAATCCGAGAATTGCGACGAAAGGTTTTAAATATGGCCCTGCCTTATCACCCAACCAGCTGATGACACCCATCAACTTTGTGGCAATTGGTAGAAACACATTTCCGATTTCAATAAACATTTGCTTGAATTGCCCACGCAGTTGCTCCAATTGCCCGTAGGGCGTATTTGCAACTTTATCGAGCATATTATGAAACTTCCCACCTTCGCCCGTTGCTTGAGTCATCGCCCACTTTACGTGATCGATAGTCAATTGACCTTTAGCCATTTTCTCGCGAAGCGATTCCATACTTTCACCCGTTGCCTCGCTAATCACAACCAATGGGTTAAATCCAGCGTTAATCATCTGATTCAAATCTTGCCCCATCAGTTTGCCGAGTGAGTTGATTTGCGAAAATGCGAGTGCTAATGATCCAAGTTTCTGAGCATCACCTTGAGCGATGTCTCCGAGTTGCTCCATAATTGGGAGCAATTCCGAATCCTTGACACCATAACCGAGCATCATCGCTCCGATCTCATAGAGTTCATCGCCAAAGACTGTATCTGTCGCAAACTTGGTCAATCCATCAAATAAAGCTGCTCCTATCTCTTCGGAACCAGTAAGAACCTGCATTCGCATTTTCTCCTTTCCAGCTTCCATTGCCTGGGTTGTAGCCGACCAGAAACCTCCTATCGCTGCGGTAGAGAGAACCAATGGGTTTCGCATCAAATGCGCTCCAGGTAGCGACCCCGCTAAATCGGATCGCCAGCCTTGAATCGTCGCTCCGATACGCGAACCGGTGATGCCTCGTTCTAAACGATCGATTTGACGTTCTAATCGTTTAGCTTCATTGTAATAAAATCGGAAGGCATTTCTGTCTGTAGTTTTTTGCATTCCTGCTTGAGCCATGCTCAAACGATTCTGGAGCTGTTCTATCGATGACGACAGCTTACGCGAACGACCAACAGTTCTATCAAAGGCAGCGTTTATTTTATTCGTTGCCCCAGTGAACTTGTCTCTTAGCGATATTATGAACTCCAGTTTTTCGTGCATTGTTACTTTTTATAGCCTTCAGCTTCTTTTTTCCTTATAAATTCGAGCTCGCGAACACGCGCTGCCCATTCATTGTCATCCAAGGTGTCGGGATCTAAGCCCATATAATAGATAAGGGATGCGTTCATTATCCGTAGCCAGTCCCTATCCTCATTGACTTTCGCATCCTTTACAGCTTTACCAGCTCCGCTTCTTTGATTTCGATCAATTCAGCTATTTTTGCCGAAGCTGACAGGAACAAACTGTCGTCTGTTTTGATTTCTTCGTCACCTACTACCCAACAGGCATCGAGCATTAATTCGTTGAATTTCATTGGATCTTTAGTCGCTACTGAAGTTGCGTAGCTCAATGCTTTTCTTGAAGGTCTTTTTAGAATGGCTGTCTTGCCATCGATAGAAATTTGAAAGATTTCTCCGTGTTCTTTCTTAAATTTTGCGATTTGTTCTTTTGTAAATTTCATTTTGTTTTGTTTAAAAAAGGGCGAAGCTAATCGCCCAGTTGATAATGTTAAAGTTTAAATTTGGTTCTTAATGTCAATGGCCAGGAACGGCAATGAGATCTCCATGAACTTGTCATTTTGATCGATTTCTTTAGGTTCAGATGAAAATCTAATACCTTCGATTCGATCGGTAGTCATGGCATCGCCATTGGCAGGGTTACCATAGGAAACCAAGGCGTCGAGCGATAAGCCCAAAATGCTGCCGTTTCCTGCGCGAACAAGTGCTTCGTACTCCGATTGCAACAATCGAATTTCACCGGTTACTGTTTCGTTACCAGATTGGATGCTATGTGTTTTGCGACCTTTAGCATGCAATGCTTCTCGTTCGATTTCCTTTGTATATGTGATTCCGCGAATTCCGGTGATGTCTCGACCACCCAAAATCAGTGTTAAATCCGCCCATTCGTATTCTCTTCCGTTAATCATTTGTATCGTTTTAATTCGTTAAATCAAATCCAAGCAACACCTCAATCCAACGGTTGTAACCGAACGGACGCACTGAAACATTCACTTGCACTTTCGAAGTGCTAACAATGTTTTGATTTGGATCAACAAAACATTTCACACCTACGTCCTTAGGATCCATTTGGTCCGAACTCAAATCTTCTGGCATAGCCGTCGAAATTCTTCGAACCACTGCCGATTCCATCGTTTTGGCATAGATCGCCTGGATCGTTCCGTCAACATTCGCAGGTACTTCATCCAATAGGAAATCCAACAATGCGTCGTAGCTTAATCTAAAAGCTTCATTGATGATTCTTCTATGCGTTAAATAGTGATAGTCATCAGACACCTGTGTCGCTGTGTTCGCATCCATAAAATAGTAACCCGAACGACCTGCGTGCGTAGTAAAACAGATATAGCCTTTATCGTACAATGCTTCATTGTCGTAATTTTCAACAGGAGTGTCCACAACGAACATTTCAGTCGGAACTAAAGCGCCATTGCGAACTTTACCAGGATTCACACGCGGTGAATAAGCCGCCAATCTACCAGCCAACACCCCAACCGCAGCGCCTTGGCTTGCAGTAACTCCCGAACGGCTTTCTGTGTCTCCGATTAGAACAGCAACACTGTTCCAAGAATTCGTTAAAAGGCTTGGCAATTCAACTTTATCGCCTTGGAAGGCGTAACCCTCCAATACGGTAAAGAATGGCGCATATTTGACAGCTGTGTAACTCTCAAATAAAGCTTGAGCCGCTGCAGCTGATACCTCGATGTCCGGATCAATTTCCGCTCCGTCCAAATCGACCGGTGTCGCAGGATCGTAAACGGTAAACAATCCTCTCAATCGACCACCTGCCGAATTGAGCAATTCCTCCGCTGGTGTTACACCATTGTTTTCGGTGAAAAATTCCGATACCTTGGCAGTTTTCGGCATTCCATAAATCCAAACCTCCTGGCCTTCTCCAGCTTCAGCGAAGAATTCAGACAAAGCCTTGTACAGCCTGTAGTTATCCATCGAAGCATTGATTCCAAGATCCGCAACGTCTTTCATCGACTTCAACTGATATGCTTTGTTCAACGCAAAAGTGTCAGAGATTGCCACTGCCGAAGCGATGAATCCAAAGACCCCCGTTTGCAACGGAGTAACGGCGCCAATGACGCCGTTGTTAAATTGAATATTAATTGCTGGCTTCATCGTCCTCTGTATTTTCAGTTTCTTCTTCAACATCAACTTCATCAGCTTGATCAGCTTCTTCATCTTCCAAATCAAATTCTAAATCAGAATCTTCTTCATCTTCCACATCTATATCTTTCAATTCAGCTTCCAAAATTCTCGCTTGCAAGGTTTCAAGCTTAATCGATTTTGGCGGTTTTTTGCCATAGAGCTCTGTGTATTTTTCCACCAATTCAGCATATTCAGCATCTTCAGAAGCTTCAGAAGCTTCTGGTTTATTAGCTTTTGGTTGAACTGGCTTCAATTCTTTCACCTTTTCCTCGCCTTTATCCGACACCTCCGATGGTCTCACCACCTTATCGACTTTTTTATTCTTCAACGTTTTTGCGTGCATCTTCGCATCGCTTTCGTTAAAGAATGCCTGTCCGTCCGATGTTTTATAATAGTGATCGAGGTTTGGGCGTATTTTAAATATTTTCATTTCGATTTCTTTAATTCGTTATACTTTTTCTCAAGTTCAGAAACTTTGGTTTTGTAGTTTTTCAACTCAATATGCAAAGCCTTGTTTTCCTTCTCTAAGACTTTTATCTGCAATTCAAATCGCGATAAAGTCTGTTTCATAACATCTATATCATCAGCGTGGCGCTTTCTCATGTCCTCTATGATTTCGCGGTAATAACCCAGCGCTTTGTCAAGATTATCGATTTCGTTGGTCTGAGCCTCCGCGACATTCTTGCGCTTCGTCTGCGCCCAAGTAATGTAACTACTTAGGGCGCCCGACGATAACGCTGTGATTATTAACTCCGACCACATTTACGCTACTGTTACTGTGATAGTATCTGTTTTGTTTCCGTCGATAGTTGTAACTGTAATTGTCGCCGTACCGGTTCCAATAGCCGTCACCAATCCAGTTGCTGAAACTGTTGCAACTGCTGTATCATCGCTCGAATAGGTCACATTCTTGTTACCCGCATGCGCTGGTTGAATGTTGATCACTAATTGCTCTGTTTCGTCAACTTCTAAGTTGATTGGATCATTCTCTATAGTCACAGAATCAACCGCAGGTGCAGATTGACCGATAATTGCACCGATTGATTCATTCTTCGCTGGTAATGCGATGAAGTAGTGGCGATAATTCAATTTGTTCGTTTGATTTTCTGGATCTTGAGCAGCATCAGCGAAGTATTGTTTAGTCAATCCTGTTTTCTTCGCGATGTTTTCTTTATAAAACGCAACCGACGCTGGAACGTCTCCATCGGCTGGAATTGCACCCCAAGCTTTTTTCACACCCGTTGAATCGTAATAAGGATTTGATACGTAAGAATAGATTTCAAAGCCCGCGATGATTGGCGCTGTTTTACCTGTGTTTATATTTTGCAACAAATCACCGAATCGCTTACGATCTCTTAATAATTGATTGTAATGATCGTTACATAAAACCAAACGACGACCTTCTGCTGGTACCTCCGCGTCATCAAAGGCTGATTTCAACGCTACAATTGCATTGTACACATCGCCGTCATGGTTATTTAAATCAACCACTGGCGTTGTAGCTGTATTTACCTGTGGAGCAATCGCATGGATAGCTTTCTTATATTTTGTTGTGTTTAGTTGCACAACATGCCCGCGAGTAGCGGAGTCTATTCTACGATAACTTGCTCCTATAATTTGATCATCCGAAAGCGTTGTAACCTTCGTCTGAAATTTGTCTAACGCAACCACTGCTTCATCATCTGTAAATACTTGTAAAGCGATTGGATAAGTAGTATTGTTGATCAATACTTCTGGTTTAAAATTCTCAACGGGAATGTGAATCAAGTTCTGCTCACCTGCAGTGCCTGATCCGACCTCGATGATATCTGTATCAAGTTCTTCAATGCCATCCAACCAAGGAGCGACATTTGCGGTTGTTAAAAGTTGGATAACTCGCGCCAACCAAACTTCTGCGAAATTCTTCATTTTTATAGATTTAGGTTAGTTAAATAATGATTTGTACTGCTCCGGATAGTTCGTTTTGAACTCGATTTGAGCGTTTAGGTTCAACTTCTCGAAGTCGTCCAAGCTTTTTACATCAGCGAAGTTTCCAGCTGTGCCAGGATTCCCAATTTTTCCAGCCAAATTGGTTTTACCTGGAAGTTTATCCAAAACCGATTTACACAAGTCTGGATTCGAAGCGTATAATTTGATATAGTCTTCGCGTTCTGGAGCGGTGATTTTACCTTCTTTGATCGCTTGATCTACCAAGTCACCAGCAAGCTTTGCCTTCCTGTCCTTTTCGATTTGCTCAAGCTCGTCAAGCTTTTGTTTAGCTTCATCGCGTTCAGCTTTCAATTTCATAATGCCTTCATTAACAACACTGACGTCGTGCTCTGTATCGGCGTTCAATGCGAGTGCCATTGCGGCAGTCGCTGATAATTTGATTGTTTTCATTGATTTCGATTTATAATTTCTTATTTCAGTTGCCATTAATAGAATTTGCTGAGCCTTAGAATCTTCAAGCTCTTGCATGCCTTGTTCTGAAGTCGCGTAAAGTTTGATTGCATTGGCATTGTTGGGAATTGCGACGATTGAAGCTTCAAGGACTTCAGATTTAACCAACTCGTATTCTTGAGTGGCTGCATTCAATTGGATATTGTCCAGGCTGTAAGGATTTAAACCAAGTGAAGCACCTCTTAAGAATCCTCTCTTCACTTTACCAGCGATGCGTCTTGAATATTCATCCTCTTCATCGAAGACAGGTTTTGCGGTCAATAAATGCCCTTCGATTTGAATGTCTTCCCATCGTCCGATAACTCCAAAATTATTCGGATGGTGATAATCCAGGATGACAGGATTTTTTTTGAATCTTTCCAAATCCAAACCGGCATTCAAAACTTTGAATCCGTATTGATTTACTTTCGTTTCATCGTTCAGTACAAATTTCATTTACACGCTTTTGAAACAAAATTGAAAACGAAATCAGTCTTAATAAAATAGTTGCAAAGCTTCTGAACACATGTGCACGGATACTTTACAAAAGTTTAAGTATCATTTTATTACCATCGAAATTTGAAGCAAAGATTTATGTATGGCGAAAAGGAAATTATCGAAGGATCGAGAATACGCGAAGATTTTATACACTCAAATGGGCTTGACACAAAAAGAGATTGCCCAACGGGTTGGAGTTACGGAAAAAACCATCGGCCGATGGAAAAATGATCCTGATGACAACTGGGATGATCTAAAAACTGTCTTCACAACGACAAGGACGAACATTGTCAAAAATCTTCAAAGGCAAATGGAGCTTTGGCAAAAGGAAATCGGCAATAATAAACTGGCAGATAGTAAAGAGGTAGACATCCTTGTGAAGCTTGCGAGTGCTGTTCGAAAGCTTGAAACCGATACTGGAATAGCCGAAATCGTCGATACCGGCATCAAGTTTATCAACTTCCTCCAGGAACATAACCCTAAACTATCGAAAGAGACTGCACATTGGTTTGATTTATTCATAAAAAACAAAATTTAATGGCGAAAAAACTAACAGATAAGCAGTATCTCGAAAAGTGGGAGGTGTTCAGATCGAACATATCAAAAGCTACCCCTGTCAATCTCAATGAAACTGTTTCGCAAAAGGAGAAGCGAATTAAGGATTTGGAACGACGTCCGGAGGAATGGTTTAAGTACTATTTCCCGAACTTCTACACATCCGAACCGGCACCATTTCACAAACGAGCAACGAAAAGAGTACTTACCAAAATGGAGTGGTTCGAGGTTCGACCATGGGCGAGAGAATTGGCGAAATCGGCAAGGACGATGATGGAAGTAATCTATTTGACTACGACCAAACGAAAGAAAAATGTTTTGTTGGTATCAAATAATTACGATAATGCCGAACGCCTATTGATGCCTTTCAAAGCCATTTTCGAATTCAATAATCGACTGATCAATGACTATGGCCAATTTAAGAATTTAGGCCAATGGGAAAACGGCGAATTTGTAACAAAACAAGGTGCTTCGTTCCGTGCGTTGGGTGCTGGTCAATCGCCTCGTGGTACTCGAAACGATGCGGTACGACCAGACGTAATTATAATTGACGATATCGATACCGACGAAGAAGTTCGAAACAAAGACAGAATCAAAGCCAAAATCGATTGGGTGGAACAAGCGCTAATTCCAACGCGTTCGATTTCAAATCCATTGACGATCATTGCCAATGGAAACATCATCGGAAAGTACACTACGATTACCGAATTGATGAAAAAAGCCGACCACGCGCAAATTGTAAACATTCGCGATAAAAACGGTAAATCCACCTGGCCAACAAAAAACACAGAAGAAGCCATCGACCGTGTTTTGAAGACGATTTCTTATCGTTCGGCACAAAAAGAATACTTCAACAATCCAATTTCGGAAGGAACTGTTTTCACCGATTTATATTATGATCGAGTGCCAAAGCTATCAACCTGCGAAAAGGTCGCTGTTTACGCCGATCCTTCACCTTCCAACAACACCCGAACGAAATCTTCGAGAAAATCGGTCGGAATCATAGCGTATAAGAATGGTAACATTTATTTACATACTGTTTGGCTGGACAACGTAACCAATGCGCAATTTGTTCAATGGATATATGCAGCTTGTTTGATACTCGACCGTGAAGGAGTGGATCCAAAACGAGTGCATATTGAGAACAACTCGCTTCAAAATCCACACTACGAACAAGTAATCGTTCCATTGATCCAAGAGCATTTCAGAAAAACGAAATATCGAATTCCACTAAGACCAGACAACCGAAAGAAACCTTCAAAATTCGAACGAATTGAAGGAACGCTCGAGCCGATTTGGCGAAATGGGAATCTGATTTTTAACATCAGAGAGAAGGAAAACCCGCACATGATGCGAATGGAAGAGGAAATGCTCGGAGTGAGTGAAAATGCTAAAGATTTGGACGGTCCCGACATGTTGGAAGGCGGTACTTGGATTATCTTAAATCGAGCTTTAAAGGAGGATTTACCTTATGCATTTGGAAGAATAAATAACCGAAGATTTTAAAACTTAAAAATATGTTTCTAAAAATAAACGACTTAAAAAACTCGATTTATAACTACCAAATCGACCAAATCACAGACGGTGATACTAATATCACGCTTCAAGCGATGGCAGCCGCAGAAGAAGAAGTGAGATCGTATTTAACGGCAAACAATCGCCGCGAATGGGCGGATGGACGCCTTTTATATGATGTTGACAAAATACTTTCGGCCGAAGGTGATGAAAGAAATCCATTAATTGTGAGCCACATGGCAACGATTGCGAAGTATTACATCGTCGAGCTCTGCAACGCTGATATCATTTATGAAGTAGCAAAAGAGCGTTACGATCGAGCCATTAACTGGTTTGAGAAAATCGCGAACGGTGATTTGAATCTCAACACTTTGCCAGTAATCAATCCAGAAAAGGACGATTCGAAAGATGAAAGCACATTCCCATGGACTTATGGATCACGCAAAAAATTTAACCATGAATAAAAATAACTTAAACGCAAAAGTCGGCAAAACTTTAAAGGCCGACGAAAAGAGAAGACTATATCCAGCAATCTTTGATAAGCCAATTTCTTTGATTCGCAAGGATATTCAAGATTGGCGAATCGCAAGAATGGCAGCAATGAATGCAGACCAACCATCGAGATGGAGGATCTATAATTTGTACGAAACCGACATCGTTTTGGACGCATTGGTGACTTCACAAATTGAAAACAGAATTCAATCAACACTTGGAGCTTCATTCAGTTTCGAGAATGCAAACGGCGAAGTGGACGATGAAGTAACCAATCAATTTCAAACGTCAAGATTGATTGATAAAATCATAACCGAAATTTTAAACACTCGATTTTACGGCCATTCGCTCATTGAGTTAAATTGGAAGGACAAGGAATTGGATTGCAATTTGATTCCGCGTCAAAATGTTATTCCGGAGCAAGGAAAAGTAATCTTTGATTATACCGATTTCACAGCTGAAGGTGTGAAGTATCGAGAATTGCCCGAATACGGAACTTATTTGCTTGAATTTGGTGACGATAAGGATTTGGGACTGCTCAATAAAGCAGTGCCACACGTGTTGTTTAAAAGATTCGCACAAAGCTGTTGGAGTGAACTCGCCGAGATTTACGGCATACCTCCACGCGTTATGAAGACAGACACTCAAGATGCCAGGGCTTTGCGTCGTGGTGAAAAAATGATGTCAGAAATGGGTGCAGCTGCGTGGTTCATCATCGACACAAACGAGGAATTCGAATGGGCAAAGGCAGTTCCAACCAACGGAGACGTTTATAAGAATTTAATCAACCTTTGCGACAATCAAATCAGCCTTCTATTGTTAGGCGCAGTAATAGGCCAAGATACTCAACATGGATCTTACAGCAAGGAGGTGGCGAGCCAAAACATTCTTGACAGTTTGGTAGCGTCCGACATGGCTATGGTTGAAATGAACATGAACGACGTAGTCATTCCTTCCTTAATAAATTTAGGTCTGATCAAAGAGGGTTATCGATTCAAGTACGAAGCTGCGGAGGATATCAAAGAACTTTGGGAAATGACTTCAAACGCTTTGAACCATTTTGAAGTTGATCCAAAGTGGGTTCGTCAGAAGTTTGGAATTGAAGTAACTGGTCGACGCGAACTGCGTTTGTTCGACAATCCAGATTTAAACGCTGAAAGTTTTTTCGTTTAAGGGCTAACAGAAATCGGCTAACTGTTAGCCCGCAGACATATTTCAAAGGATTGCATACACGGCTGAACAATATATATGCGTGCAATTGCGAAGATTGCAAGACGAAAACGATTCATCTTGCAGCAGATTCTAACGGCTTTTTTAAAGACGTTTTAAACGCTGCTAAAAATGCTTTAAAATACCTTTTAACGAAACAGACTTTTAAAGAAGAAGACTTGGGCGAAGAGCCTTATCAGAGGCTAATAGATGAAACATATAAGGTGTTTAACAAGGCAATAATGGATAACGACGTGCCCGATGTGATGCGTAAAGCTTTGCAATCGGATGCCTTCCTTTTTGGAACGCTAAAAACCCGAGCGCAAATGTTCGAAGCTTCAACCTATTTATTGAATCCGGACGGAACGATAAAGACCTGGCAACAATTCGAGCGAGATTTTAGGCAGGTTTTTGAAGATTACAACCAAAATTATTTGGAAGCGGAATATCAGTTTGCGGTGAATAGCGCTCAAATGGCGGCTAAATGGACGGAGCTCGACGATTCTGGTAGATATCTACTTCAATACAGAACGGCAATGGACGATAGAGTGAGAGAATCGCATCAAGCATTGGAAGGAATCACACTTCCAAAGGACGATCCTTTTTGGCGTGATTTCTATCCACCCAATGGATGGCGCTGCCGTTGCCAAGTCGTGGAAGTAAGCAAAGCGAGATATGAAGCTTCTGAATCTGAAGAAGCAATCGCAAAAGGAATGGCCGCTACACAGCAGATAGGTAAAGATGGTCGAAATCGCTTGGCTATGTTTAGGTTCAATCCTGGTATGGAAAAAAAATTGTTTCCACCGGATCATCCATATACAAAAATCAAGTGAAAATGCCTTTAAAAAAATTCGTACATCAAATATTGAAAGACATTCAAATCGACGTATCGGACGACTTTGACCGAAACTTCGAGCGAAAAGCTTTCTTTGATAAAGCATGGCCACGGAATAAGTTGGTCAATCGGAGAGGATCAAAGATGGCACGAACGAACAATTTACGTCGATCGATTATGTCCAGAATTCAAAGTACTGAAGTTGTATTCAGCAGTTCTTTGCCTTATGCAAAGATCCAAAACGATGGTGGCGAAATAGTAGTAACCAAACAGATGAAGAAGTATTTCTGGGCAATGTATTACGAGGCAGGAGGTGACAATAACGGAAATCCGACCATCGAAGCCATCCAATTCAAGAATTTGGCGTTGATGCCTGTTGGTAAAAGAATCAAAATTCCATCGAGAAGGTTCGTCGGCGACCACCCAATAGTTCGTCAGAATGTTCGCACGGCGATTCGTTTGAACATCAAAAGTGCGATGACAAGTTTTGTAGATAGATTTAAAAGTAAGTTATGAAAAGTATTGAAAAAGAAGTATTGGAAGCAATCCAAAAGCAAATCAACGACGGAGTCGAATCCATTAACTATGTGGATGAAGATTGGGGGCAATTGGATTTTTACGGGCCACAAATACCCGTCAAATGGCCGTGTGTGCTGATCAACATTGCAGGTGCGAACTTCTCGAATATTGGGCGTGATAATAATTTAACACCTCCCAATCGGCAAATAGCTGATCAAACTGTTGAATTAACTGTTGCGAATCTCAAGCTAACAAATTCAAGCTACAAAGCGCCCAACACTCAAAAATGGCATGCGTTCGAAATGTGGGAGGTTCTGCAAGAAGTTCATCAGAAAATCCAAAGTTTCCGACCTTCAGAACGTACTGGAATGCTCATTCGAAGTTCTTACCAAAGGATAAGGCGTGATGATGGCGTTCAAGCTGTGCGAGTAGTATATACGTTGACGGCTAACAACGTTTAGCTGTTTTCGTATTCGACCAGCTTTTTGAATTCAGTCTCGATATCAGTATTCAGTATAGTGATCAGCGTCGTTCGAGAAATTGGATATACCGGATAGATATACTTTCGAAGTATCACCGTGTCTGGTATATCCTCGGTTTTGTATTTAAAATACAGATCTTTGATGTTCCTGTATCGAACTAATGTATTGCGATGCATCACTTTACTCATGGGGCAAATATAATTAAAAATTAAAAGAGACTACCTCCCAACTGGATGGATCGAATATCTCACCACCTTTATATTTCATACGTATATTGTATCTGAACTTTTTCTTCACTCCATACGCATTGGTTGCGGTTACATCAGCAACGACGCGATAAATGCTATCGGTGTGCTCTTGAACCTCTGATAAAAGAGGTAAGGTTGTAAAATCTGCACTCTCTGGAAACTCAAGCTGTTGTTTGACATATGTTTTCGAAACGTGATAAGCAGCATAAGTTTTATCTCTTGAGTAGTTATCAGCTGGCCAGATCAAGCTTGCGATTATTGTTATTCCTATTAATATAACGATCGGCAAACAACCGAATCTTAAAAAGTTGCGTCGGCTTTTTCTTCTTAAATCTTCCTTTGTTTTCATATCTTTGTTTTTTTTAGTAACTGTACTAAGTTATTAATTAATTTGAAAAAGAAAAGCCTGAATGTCCAGGCTTTTCTGATTAAAGCTATTTCAATTCGTAGTTTATGAATCGGCTGAATCTGAATAGCAAAGATCTCATACCTCCCAATATTTTTGGTTAATATACGTAGAAGGATAGGGCATTTGAGTGCCGTCCTGTCTTTTCGTTCTGCGAAGCTTTTCGATGTAAAGCAAGGCAGCAATCTTGTCTTTCTGTGACAATTTGTTCCAGGCGTTTTCGGTCATTTTCTTTTTACCAACTTTGTTGTTGTATTCGCTCCAAAATCTTTCAAAGCTTAAATCAACTGGTACTTCGCTAATTTTGAAGTTTCCTGCAGTCTTTTTGTATTCTTCAATCATTTGGGTAGAAGTCGGTAAATTCGCCCATAACCAGTCAAAAATCGATTTGGACATTCCTTTGACTTCACCCACTTTAACTGCTTTTAAAAAGCCTTTTAAATTGTATTCAAAGGTCACTTCTCCTGTGAAGTGATCACTCGTTAGTATGTATTTCTTTCCTGTCATTTTTGTATCAATTTCACGTGATTCATCAATCTTCGATTTAATTCTGAAAAGCTGACAAACGCAAGACTTAAGTCAATTGCCAACGAATGCTCTATTTTAGCTCCTTTGCTGTCGTGCCAATCCGGAAGCATATAAATAGCATCACAATCCATTAATGCTTTGATGCACTTCCGCATGGCTGTTTCCCAATCGGCATTGAAGTCGCCGACCACTTCTATGGGATTAACGACTTCGTAACCTTGTTTTTCAAGCTCTTTTTGAGCGGTTGCGAATTTCAAAGTACAGAAGTGTTTAGGTTCTCCAGTCACTTTTCCAGCGATGTATATTTTTGTTTTATTCATTGTTTTGTTTTTCATTTAATTGTAACTCAATTGCGCCAATCCTCCAGTTAGCGGAAATTCTTAAAATCATTGATTGGAGGTTTTTTCAGCAAATCTTCATACTTTTTTCTATCTGCACAAAAATCCAAATGTTGACTATTAATAGCCGCTTTTAACGATGAAAACCTTTGTAAGCTATAACCAGTATGTAAACAGGTTAATGACCATATTACCTTATTACTACCAACTTCTGATGTTTTATATATTCCGTATATCTTTCCATCAAAAGCTTGTATAATTTTTCCTTTTACGAGCTCCTTACCTTCAATATTTCTT